TACATACCACAATACCAATATCATAAAGTTGATACTATTGGGCCTAGAATATTAATTAGTATACACTTTAAGAATAAAGAAAACCAATCAATTGAAAAATTTAAAGTAACTACAAATAAACAAAACAAAAGACCCGTTTGGATTAATTGGGAACCAGAACAAAAACAAAAACCAAAGAGTCGAGCTAGACTCATGAATAAAGCCAATTGGTCTAAACCTTATTTTAATAAATTATGAAAGCAGGAAAAGTTTGGGGTGCAACAGAAATGATACACAAAAATGGTGTATTAGAATTCCACAGAATAGAATACAATAAAGGATTTAAATGTTCAGAACATGAACATAAATATAAATGGAACGGATTTTTCGTTGAATCCGGTGAAATGCTTATAAGAGTATGGCAAGATGATCAAGGTCTTGTAGACGAAACAATATTAAAAGCTGGTGATTTTACTATGGTAAAACCCGGTAAGTTCCATCAATTTGAAGGATTAAAAGACGGTGTAGCTTTTGAGTTATATTGGGCTGAATTTAATCACGACGATATTAACAGAAGAACATCAGGTAAAAAAATATAACATGAGAATATTTATAGGACACGACTCAAGATTTAAAGACGCAACAAAAGTTTGCGAAAAATCTATTAGAAATTACTGGCCAGACGCAGATATAACTTGGCTAAACAAAGATAAATTAAAAGAATCAGGCTTGTATGGCAGGGAAGATGTAGAAGGGGAATCAACTGAATTTTCTTTCACAAGATTTTATGTGCCTCTTTTATGTAATTACAGAGGGATAGCAATGTTTTGTGATAATGATTTTTTATGGAAAGGCGATCCAAGAGTAATAAGAAGGTATGTAAATCAAATGCAGCCTATGGCAGTTGTTAAGCATGATGACTATGAAGCTGAAGCAAATAAAATGGACGGTGTAAAAAATAAATCATACCCAAAAAAGAACTGGTCTAGTTTAATGTTATTTAGATGTAATGAATTTGAAAAGAAATTATCAAAAGAATATTTAGATAAAGCAACACCAGCCCAACTACACGAATTTCATTTTATACATGAAGATAATATAGGTTCAATACCTAAAAAATATAATTGTTTAGTTGGACATTATGATTTAAAAGGTGCTAAAGCATTACATTATACAAACGGCGGACCTTGGTTTGATGACCATAGAGATGCAGAAGCTTCTGAAGAATGGTGGAGAGTATACAACAGTTTGTAAAAGATAAACGTATTATATTTGTCGGTAACTCTGTAGAGATTATGAATCATAAACTCGCAGAGTTTATTGACAGTTATGATATTGTAGTCAGATTTGGAAGAGCTATTGAGGCTAATGAGTTACAAGAACAGTCTTTAGGGACTAAATGTGACATATGGATAACTGGTCAATTTAGAGCACCATCATATAATAGCGTTAAGGAAGAATTTGAATCAGGTAAATTTAAAAATACTGAAATTCTAATTAATAGATGTAGAGGTAATTTAATGTTGAAGGATTGGATATTGGAGGAGAGATTACCAAAAGATTTTCCCAAATATACAGAGATGTATTCTGATGATGAGTTGGTAAGTATAATGAAAGAGTTTGATAAAGATTTATTAGGTGTGAATGATTACAGACCTAGTGCAGGATTTATAAGTATTGTATGGTTTATTGATAAAATAAAGACATACAAAAGTATTGATCTTATAGGTTTTGATTTCTTTGCTAAAACTATAAATAAAAGACCACGTGATAAACGTGGCAAAGTAAGTAATTGTAATCCTCATAGTTGGCATCTACCAGTATATGTGTTAGATAGACCAGCACACGATAAAGATATGGAACAACAATATATGAGCTCTCTTAAAAGAAGAGGTATTATAAATTGGCATATGCTCAGTGATTTGAAAGCAGGCGAAGTACCTTACACTGGCTGGATGAATGGATTAAAGATTATGAAAACAGCTCCTAGATATTCTAAGATATCAAAAATTTTGCCAAAAGCTCAGCAATAACTTCAATACATAGTAATAATAAAATTGGTAGGATATATTCCCACCAATCATACTTCCCATTATTATTTAAATCAAAAAACTTCACTTATTTCTTTCTTCTTTTAAGTGCTTCTTTCCTTCTTTTTTCTAACAACTTTTTCCACTCTTCTATAGTGTAGACTTTTGTAGTTTTAGTATTAGTACATTTGTTCTTTTTAGTAACAAATACATTTTCTCTATTCTCAATTATTGATGTACTTATACATTTATCTTTAGGTTGTCTTTGTCTTTGTTGTGCATTTATATTCAAACTGAATATTAATACCATTAATACTATAATTTTTTTCATAATGTTAACATCTCCATCTACGTCTAGCGGCTTTGCCTCTTTCACCGGTCCAGCCTTTTGATCTAGCGCAGAATGATTTTCTTCTTTTAGCAGCTTTACTTCCCGGTTTAACTTTACCAGTAACTGCAGTTTTTAATTTACTTCCAGGGTTTTTCTTCCTATAAGCTCTTACACCTTTTTTAGTCATACCTGCACCTTCTTTTGTTGTACGAAAGTTACGACCTTTTCCTTTAGTAGTTTTACGTATAGCCATTATTTCTTAACACAGTTGTTTACCATTTTAAACTTACCACCTTTAGTTTTTTTACCACTAGGTGATTTCTTTTTTCCTTTAGCAACGTAACCTTTCCAACAGCTGGGTGCTTTTTTTCTTTTTTTTGCCATAATTTAATTATTTTAAAATATTAAAAATATAATTACTGCCGCTAGGCTTATTACCGCTAACTGTAATAAAAATTGTCCTTTAGTTACTTTTTTCATAATTTATTTTTTACCTTTTAATAATACTTCTCCAGATGGTCTTTTGTCTGGATTATCTCTTGGAACAATTTTGTTATTGTTGTTATTGTTATTTGATGACCCACTTGATCCTTTGCTAGGAGCATATATAGGTTTATAATTTCTATAATCTGGTTGATAATAATTATTATACCAACCACCGTAGTATCTATTAGGATACGATATGACGTTATAATAAACGTTTGGTTTAATCATATTAATAGGTAATCTTAGCGTATCACCTTGTTCTGTGACAGCTAAAACGTGCGTAATTTGTATTTTAGGTTTTGTATTGTAGGTTGCACAACTAGTGACAACCACAATGAGTACAAAAAGGGCAATTTTCCATAATTTCATATTAAGATTTAATCATTAAAGTTCCGTCACTTTTCTTATATACCATTCCGCTAGTTAATCCCCCTGTTCCTGCAGCAGTATCATCTGCAAATGTTGAAACACTACCTAATTTTAATAAGTATCCAATATCAACCATTACAGCATTACTTGGCCCATTAGGAGCAATTTTAACAACTAAATTACCGTCCTTTCTAATTTCAAATGAATCTGCAGAATTTCCGTAGTTAATATGATAAGCATCTGTATCTCCATCTCTACCAAGAGTTAATCTTGAATAACCCGTTGAGGCATCACCTCCATTTAGTATACTCATACCGGTATTAGAAGCTCCTTCATTAACTATCAACGCGTCAGATGAACTCTCTGCGGTTTCGTCTCCATTCCCTACACGTAACTTACCAAAAATATTAACTTCAGTTGCTCCTGCTTTTAAGAAGTAAGCTCCATGTCTTTGCATCCTTACATTTTCCGTAGCTTCATCATAATCTAATATATAAGCATTTTGTTGTGTATGAGTTGCTAATCTAAATTCAGGTCCGTTACCAGCATTGGTACCGTCTTGAGTTACGACAGTCATACCACCATTAACTGAATTTATATTAACAACAAAATCATCAGCAGAAGATGGAACAGTATTTGAACCTCCACCTACTGAAGCACTAGCTGTAGACTGTAAATCATTTGACCATTCTAATTCAGAACCAGAAGAGGGTACTTTTAATACTTGGCCTGCACTACCAATTGTTTTAGGTATTGTAAATGCACCAATTGTTGCTTTACCTGCAGTAACTAATGATAATGTACTATTACCTGGATCTAAATAATGAGTACCAGTTTGTGAATCAATAAATTTATGAGCATATATTTCACTAATACCTGATATTTCTTGGTTAGAACTGTTTATGTTAATTCCATTTATAGTATCAGTATTATTAGCCTCTATTTTACCAGCAACTTTTATTGATACACCTGCGTGTCCAGGATCTAGATAGTAATTAGCGTCTTGGCCATCGAAATATTTATTAGCATAAATTTCTCCAATACCAGACATTTCTTGATTACTATTATTTATATTAATACCGTTTATAGTATCTGTGTTATTAGCCACTATAGTTCCAGTTGCAACTATGTTACCAGAAGTAGTTATGCTACCAGCATTAAAAGCGCCAGTAGTTGTTATAGCACCTGAGCCTACATCTATTCCACTAATAGTTAACTTACCGTCTTTATCAATTTTTGCAACCTCTGTAGCGCCTGAATAGAATTTTATATTACGAGAATTGCCTTCATTAAATGTAGAACCTGAAGGTAAAATTGTAAGATATGCGTTATTAGAATATGATATTGAAGTATTCATTACTAACGTTAACTTAGTGGCTGCTTCTGGAGGATTTGCAACAGCAGCTTGAATTAGTTCATCCGAAGAGTTTGTCCAACCAGTAATAGAACTTATAGTAGCACTAGTTATGGTTGTATGATTGGTTCCACCCCCAAGACCATGAATAACATCTCCAACTTGAATGGTTTCAAATGCATTGCTAGGTATAGCGGCGGCATTAAGGTCATATTGACTTTTATTAATATCAATATTAGTACCTCCATCATTACCACCACGAGCTCTAAATATTTCTTCTCCACGTGTGTAGTTACCATCATTGTCACTGTCGGCTTTTAATTTTAAATCACCATATGCAGTTATCTCTGAACTATTTTCTCCACTACCAGTTCCAACGCCTAATTGTATATTACCTTTGAATTTTGCTGATATACTACCAGAAGGATCTAAGAAATAAGTACTATCTTGACTATCAAAATATTTTTGAGCGTACATATTTGTAACACCTGAAATTTCATTTAAAGTACCATCTAACCATATACCACCAGCTCTTGCAGAACCAGACAAATGTATATCTTTCCATTCTTTTGTTGAACTACCTATATCGTATGTGTTTGTTACATCTGGTATTATATTAGAAATTACATCTGCTGCAAATGATATTGTATCTGTATCTGCATCACCGACTGTTATATTACCCGCGATAGTAACGTTTCCGCCGATAGTTGCATTTCCTGTTGTTGTTAGTGTTATGAATTTTCCATGATGAGCACCTCCGATAATGAAATCTGTTATACCACCTACAGTGTAGTTTCTAGTAACAAAGTCCGCGTTTTGTGCACCATCTGATCCGATTAGTTTGTCCTGCGATGTTATTGTACCATCTGCTGCGACTGTATGAATTCTTGGCATAGTTATATTGTTTTATATTTTGTTCTATTATCTTCGTCTTTATAAGCTAATAGGCATCTGTTTCTGTTGTTTTCCTCATTCACATAACTGACATGTACCCAATCTGGGTTATCAGAATTTCCAAATTCCCATATCATCTGGTCGAACGATAAATTTTTTCTTATGTATTCAAACATATCTGCGTTACTCATATATCCATATACATCATCAATATCAATTGCTTGTCCTTTGCAATGTTGTGAATTGGGCGACCCGCCGATCGCTTTATTTAATTCGCCTCCGCGATAGAATGAATTTATCTTTATAGGGCCATTTACGGCCTTTCTAAGAGGTTCGAATACTTTTTCTGCTAAAAGCTCCATGTTTGTTAAATGATTCTTTGTAGGATCATTATTTAAACCTAAACGCAAAGCAGTGATGCTATACACACCTTCCTTGTATGTAACGTGTTCGCTTATGTTTTTCATTTATTAATCTTTAGATAACAAGAAATAAATTCTATCTTGGATTTCATCTTTTGTTGCCGTGATTTTAAAAGTCAAATCTGCTGTCCACTGACCTCTAGGTTTACCAGCTTTATCAAGTAATATAATTAGTGGAACAGATTTTATTTGTGCTCTTAAAGAGGGCGCTTGGTCCTCTAATAGTGCATATTGCACTTTGGCTTCTTTAATACCTCTTAAATCAAAATTATTTGATTGGTTCCATTTTGCATTTATGTGCATTAAAGTGTAATCTTGTGCTGTCGCTATAAAAGCAAACAACACTAATATAATTGTAATTAAATTTTTCATCTTTTTGTTATTTCATATAATTTATCTGAATTCTTTTTAATTTCCTCTCTATTTTCTTTTATATCTTCTTTTAGTAAGTTTGTGGATGCTTCAATTTGTATAATTGTCGAACGAATTAATTCGTCTTTTAATTTAAATTCCATCTGTTTTACAAATTCTTCAGGGGCTACTTGATTTTGCAAATCTTTAATTTCCCCTTGCAAAGTAAACCACATACTCGCTAAAGCTATTGCTCCTCCAACAATCATTCCAATTGTTTTCAGGTCTAGTTGTACTTGAGTATCTTCTCCTAATTTTGTTGCCATATTTTATCTAAATGTAAAGTTTATGCCTACGGAAGAATTATAAATTTCTGAATCCCAGAATTTAGTATATTCTCCTTCAGCAAATATTCCTATTGATTTGCTTATTTTCCAACCGAATATTATTCCAGCTTGGTAATCATCCCATTGTTCACCTTCAGCACCTTCTATTAATCCACCTTTACCCCAATTGTTACGATTTAAATAACTTACGTTTTCATCACCAGTAATATATTTATGGTAAGGTAATATATAGTTGCCATATGCGTGTAACCAAAAGTTTGATCTATAATGATAAAAATCAAATCCTACAACCGGTGCAATTTCACCGAAAGGATCTAATAAATCCCATTGTTCTCTATTGTATAAATTCATTAATCCACCAAATATTTCATCACGAAAATCTTTATCACTCCAAGCAACAACTTGCCCATCACTATCTTTCCATATCCAGTCGTATCTTTCTTCACCTGTATTTATATCAGTATACTTTGTAAAATTATCACTATATCCATATTCATATCCAAGACTATACCATGGATTAGCAGGATATTCTATAATCTCTCCTGTGTTAGGATTAGTATATTGTGCTGTTTCATTTAACCATATTTCAATTGGATTATATCCATAAGGCGTTTGATGTGTTCTATATATCGCTCCAGCTGATAAACTAAATTTCTTACCAATAGGTAATCTACCTCTTACTTCAGCTGATTGGTATTTAAATCCAACATTACCTTGTTCTCTTTGCTCTAATTTAACTATATGGTAATCGCCTACATGTCTTATAAAGAATCTAGAATTAAAAAATTCTTCCCCACGTTCTCTTTCTTTTTCATAATGGAATAAATATTCTAACCCTTTAACTGATGATGTTGGTGCTGATAATGATTTATTATTTTCAGTTCCGTCATAGTATTCTTTAGCTTTTACTTCATAATCAAATCTAGCTAATTTTCTAAAACCTAAACCAACCCTATAATCCATTGGGTAGTAATCAGTTACGTCAATTACTCTTGGTATACCATACAAATCTCCGTCTGCTGGTCTTTCTACAAAGTAATCTTTATATGTTTGTTCGTACGCATTTGACGCGTCACCAGCAACATAAAACGTACCATATTTTAAAAAGTCTTTATATACCTCTTTTAAAAATTGGCTATTTGAATTAAATGAAATTAACAAACAAAATGCTAATAATAGGTTTTTCATAGTTTTTATTTTGGGAATATCCTGTTTAATGCTTCTTTACGTTTTTGACAGCCACAAGATACACCTGTAACTTCACTTATTTTATCTACAACTTTCTTTAATCCAGTTGCTGTAGTTAGTCTTTCAATATCGTCTCCTAATCCTTTAGATTTCATTGTTAAAATTTGTCGGATAGTATCTCGTCTATAGCTTCTTCTATCCTTTCTACTGTATTTTCAGGTAATTTTAAAGTTACACCTGATTCTATTTTTAATAATTGTTTACCGTTATGAAATAACATAACTGTTGGTATATATACTATACTCTCATTAGTAAAATGACCACTATGTTTACTTAAATAAAAAGAATGAATATTATGATCATCAAATTTTTTTAGAGATATTTCATTATCTTTTACAAATTCTGCACTAAATTGAACAACAGATATTCCATCTTTATATTGTGAATAACCTGTTAAAGTGAATAATAGTAATAATAATTTTAAATATTTCATAATTATCTTCTTTGGAGATCATATAAACGTTCATCTAATTTTTCCAATGTACCCTTCATAGATTCCACATCTGTTTTTATAGTTTCAACATCTTTTTGCGTGAGCTCTATAGTTTTACGAATCATTTCGTCTTTGTATTTAAACTCAACTTCACTAACAGGTGCTTTTGGTAAAAGTTT